ATTATAGGGTATAAATGGTGAATTTGTCAAATTTGTAAGATTTCTTAACCTCCATCCATTGCACATCCTACCATAGATCCACCGATAATACCAGCGGGAATTGCCCACCAACGGTCTTTTCCACGAGATCCAAATCCTGCTAGACCACCACCAAGTAATCCACCAGCGATTGTACCTTCAGAACAATCATTGGTATCTACATCCTCATAAACAGTAACGTGTCTACGATAGGTACCTGTAGTTGCAGTTGAATCATTACAAGGAACCTCAATAGTTTCCTTCCATGATCTTACATAACCAGGATCTCCTTCAGTTCCGGGTATATACTCTTCACGATACTCACTTCTAAAACAACTACGTTGATGGGAGTAACCTGCTTGTGATTCACCTGCTACCGCAGGAGTACAAGCACTCAGAGCTATAAGGGCGGCAAGTGCAATTTTCATTTGATTTTTTTATCGTATAATTACAATAGCATAAAAAAAGAAGGTTATGCAACCTTCTGTGCCACTTTATCAAGCGACTCCATTCTTAAAAACTGTGCTTCCTTGTTATAATACAAGGTATGATCTTCGGTAGTCAAATAATATCCATCAATAGTCTGTCCATCGTCAGTATAACCGTATGCTTTAACTCGATGTTCTTTACCATCAATCCGTAATTTCTTTTTACCATCCAAATATGAGTGGTATCGTTCGTCTAAATTAAGCAAAAACATGGTGCTGGTGGAGTATGTGAGGAGATTATAACATTAGTTAGTTAAAGTATCTATAAACTTTATATTGTCTTTATACTCTATTTACACTTCGTCACGATTATTCATGTGAGCATCCACAATGTCTTGTAATTTCTCAAACTCTTTCAAACTGTCTAAATCATATAATAACTTAGATATTTGATTTACTACTAAAGGTTTTTCATTTACAGCAGCACATTTAATTGCTGCTCGAATGTTGCCTTCTGCTTCAAGTAAATGATCTAAGGTTTGTTCAGAGAGTGACATAATTAATAACGAGAAGGGATCTTTTCATAATCAGTAGGAGTATACTCATAACCATACTTTTTTAAGTATTCATCAAATTGGTCATCAGGAACTTTACCCTCCCAATAATCCTTCTCACTGTATTCTTCCTTCATTTTTCTTTTTTGCTTGTTTTTCTAATTTGATACGTCTTTTAACTTGTTTAGCATAAAGAACATCTTCCTTAGTATACCAATTTGGATGTTCTTTGGCAAGTCTAATAATCTTCTTTGCTGCTTTCTTATCCTTCAAAATAAAATAGGTAATTGTACTAAACTATTATTTAGTACAGATTTTCCTCTTGTTCTGAAAGCAGGGTTAAATCAGATTCAGGATAAGCAACACATGTCAAAACAAATCCTTGCTCTAATTGATCGTCATCAAGAAAAGATTGATCCTCTTGATTAACTGATCCTTCCACGATCTTCATAGCACAAGATGAACATGCACCTGAACGACAAGAAGATGGATGATCTATACCCGCTTCTTCTAGTGCATCTAAGATATATTGATCTGATTCACAATCAAAAGTTTCGGTTGATTCATCAGGTGTTTGAAGAGTAATGGTGTAAGACATGTTTAACTTATACAACTCGATGGTATTTATTTTACCACTGATTTCTTTAATGGAGCATAGTTCTTGGTTCCAACATATAATGGTCTAGGTTTATAATCAATAGCTTTCACCGCTTCCGAAGATTTCTGCAACTGTTCTATTGCTGCTAAAACTTCAGGAGTTTCTTCCCAACTCCACTCCTGAATATGCTTAGGATTTTTCTTTTCAACTGTATGTGTTCTTAAAGTCATAGGAATTTACCTACTAATTGTTGTAAATTAAATAAACTGATTAATTCTAATCCTGCTACTTTCATAGCAGTATCCGCTTCCCCATTTTCCTGTCGATCTACAATAGCAACAACTCGTTCTACTACATAACCAGCATCCCGAAGTCTTTTAACTGCTTTAATAGCAGATCCACCAGTTGTGATTACATCTTCTAAGACTGTAACATGGGTTCCTTCAGGTGGCAATAGACCCTCTATCCATGCCTGAGTACCATGCCCCTTTGCTTCTTTACGAACAATCAAACCATTGACCATTCTACTATCCAAAGCAGATACGAGAGACACACCACTTACCAAAGGATCAGCACCTAATGTAAGTCCTGCTACCACTGGTGTATTCACCTCTTTTAACATCAGTAAACTTGTAAGAGTCAGTCCTCGACCACTTAAAGTTACAGGTTTACAGTTGACGTAATGCTCACTTGTTTTCCCCGAAGAAAGTTTATATTCACCCTTTTTATAGGCATACTTCTTTAATAGTTCAAGTAGTTCTTCCTTCATTAATCTCTTGCATTGCTAATAATGTATCATAAGGTATCCATGCCGGATCTTCATCCTTAAACTGTACCTCTACTTCAGTTACATGTTTTTGTAAAAATCTAGAGTAACTTTCTCTTACCTGTTTAACAGGACTTAAAGGATTTCTCATTTGCTCCATAGCATCTGAAATATGTATGTGACGATTCATGTTTTCCATTCTTAAAGTATAAGACCCCTGACTTTCAAAGTCAAGGGTCTAGGTTTACATTGGACTAATTTTACTAAGGTTTACTAAGGTGGATGTGAAAAAATTAACATGTTACTTAGATTTAATAGTTGACTTTAACCGTAAACTAAAACCTCCTTACATATACGTTTACAGGTACTTTGATCGTCATCGCACTCGATTAAGCACTCGTAGTATTCTTCTATTAAATCGTTGTGAGAATCAACTCCATACTCTTTATGTTGTGATCCTGCTAACTGATTGTGTGATATTAAATTGTGCATTAATCTTCTCCATTTACAATTGTTTACTCATCATATAGGTCATAATGTAGACCTTTAATGCATTTTCCTCCTCGTGTGTACCTTATAGGTGACTATTATTATTTAGCATATTTGTGTTCTTTTCACAACTTTTCTCTACACAAAAATAAATGCCTACGAGTATATACTTACACTTCTTTTCTTAATGTTTTAACATACTCTAATACATGCTCTCTTACTGCCATCAACTCATTGTAACATTTTTGATTATGAGCACATGCACGTAATTGATGATCTGGTTTCTGTACTGATTCTATGTAAAGATCCAATCCACGATTCCATTTTTGATTTTGCGACTCTTCTTCATGAATTGCGTTCTGATCCTTCATAACATCCTGGTTCTGTGTTAGTTTTAATGGTTTCAATAAGTTCTTCTTTATACTCTTCATTACTTAATTGAATTGTATCAATCAACTCTTGTGATCCCTCACAAGATAGAGCAGTAGCAAGAATAAGTTCAATCATAGTATTATTACATATCCTTTATATTTAATCAAGTTATAACTTCCCAATGGTCATCACTACCTTCAAACATCTCAAAGGAATAACGATTAGAAATAGATTCAAGAAATACTTTACCATGCTGACGTTTAATTACACGACATGAATGTAATCGGTCCATACAGTTATCAAATCTATCTTGTGCTAACGATGAACGTGGTTTAACACAAATGAACTCAGTTTTGATAGCAGTTTTCATAATTTTAAGTTAGAGTTGGACAAATAGGTGGTGTACTCTTTGTAGAGAACTTCTTCCATACGATGTGCTTCTACTTCCCAAGGTTGATCTTCATAGTCGGTCTCAGAGTGGTCTACACCCTTCCACAAACGCTTTTTATACTTATCCCTCAATTGACCTGTAACATGCTGATAAACGTGCCACAGTTCATGGAGAAGGGTCTTGGTGTAATCTTCTGGGTTAAGACGATTATGCAACTCCATCTCAAAATCACGAGGTCGATGGTCGCAATCAGCAGCCCATACCCATCCAAATACACCCTCTCGAAGTAATCCTAGATGATCTACATTAATAATCACCTTATAATTAGGAAGATGTTTATTCACGAACCAATTCACGACTCGTTCACACCTTCTCTTACTGTAATTGTAACCAGAGTAGGTCAAATAAAGCATTAGAAGAAAGATAGTTGAAGGGAACTAAAAACAACACCAGTCAAACGCACACCCCAGTGCATTGCCCAGATGAAAGAAGCAATGAAGAGTAATTTCTCCTTGCCGGTCATCTCTTTACTCATGTTTTTTATTAAACTGTACATAGTATAAACCCCCACAGTCTCCTGCGGGGGTTTTGTGTAACAGTTCTTAAAGTGTCTACTAAGCGTCCGGAGTAGGATATGAAATTATTATAATTCCTGAACCACCCTCTCCACCAGGTCCACAAGTAGCAGGTACTGCATGAGGTCCAGGCGTGGCATATCCATGACCTCCTCCTCCGCCACCAGTATTAGCCACTCCATCTCCACCACTAGTTTGGGGTCTAGCAGGAGATCTTCCTCCTGCTCCCCCACCACCAACAGTAGGTGCTTGCCCTCCATTTAAAGCAGGATTAGAGGTTTCATCACCACCACCACCACCACCGCCGCCGCCATAGCCGACAGGAGATCCACTTATAGTATAATCTGCACCTTCACCACCAGCACCACCAACAGGAAGAGGAGATCCACCTGGATTAGGAGATCCACCACTATAAGCACCACCACCACCGCCGCCAAAATATGCAGGAGCCGATACACCTCTTCCAGATCCACCAGGATTACCCCATCCACCAGGAGGAGATGCTACATCTGATGCTCCTGGATGTCCAGGGGATGCACCTAATCCAGGTTGTGGGTTATCTGGTTGTCCACCTCCAGGACTAGATCCTGATTGAGTATTTCCTCCTCCACCAGATCCTACCGTAGGTCCTCCACCATCAGTAGGAGAATTATTTACTATTCCACCACCGCCACCTAATGCCGTAAGAGTGTTTAATGGAGTAGTAGTATCTCCACCCTTTGATCCATTTGCGTTTGGACCACCTGCGGCACCACCACCTCCAATGGTTATGGGATAAGTCGTACCACCACTCGCTGATATACTTTCAAGATAGACAACAGCACCGCCGCCGCCTCCACCACTACCACCTGGACAAAACCCACCGCCACCACCACCGCCACCAACGGCTAAAATCTTGATCTCACTGGTACTTCCCCCAGTGCAAACAAATCCAGCAGGATCGGGATAATCATTTCCATCAGGAGAAGTAAAGGTATGAAGGGTTTGATCACCAGATGTGGTTTTACTTCCACCACTAGCTTCAAAAGGTGAAGCAACACCAGTGGAAAGTCCTCCCCCAGACCCAAACAAACCAAGAAGAGGTCTTTCTTTTTTAAACCAACTGTTATTTAACATCAATCAACCCTCCCCTTATGCATAGTTAGTAAATTGACATAAGACCAAATAATCACTATTTGGAGTGCCTGTCGCTGCTATCTTAGTAATATTAATAGTTGTAATAGTCCAAGAACTTGCTGCTCCACTAGCCGCTGCGGGAGTACTACCCCCTGACCATTCTTCTGTTACTGCACCACCATCAATGGTTACTGCATTTACATACTCTGAGTTATTAGGTTTAGTAATAATACTAACTGAAACATTATCACCTATTGCCATCCAACTACTTACATTATTACCTCCTTGATAAGTAATAGCAGCAGTAGTGGCTCCCGATCCATTAGTTGTATAATAATGAACATTCCCTTTTGCTAAATCAACACCAACAGTCGTCAGATTATTTCCAATAATTGCACACTCTTCCTTCATCACACCACCGAAGTTATTCTGGGTGCCTCCATCAACTGTTCTGAATGTAGTTGCAGTAGTACCAACACCTACCGTTACATCATCAGTTCCTGTAATAATTCCTACAAATTGCGTAGCAGTTATAATACCTGTTCTACCAAAGTATGCATTACCCTGATTGGTAAAGGTAATAGCAACACCAGTACCCGATCCTTCTTCCGATCCTACATTTAATCCATTTCTATATGTACTCAGACCCAATACATCTTGATTAGTTACGTCCTCATAAGTTAGAGTTCCGCCAACGGTAACATTACCCCCAACATTAAGACTCTTTGCTATTCCTACCCCACCACTTATTACTAATGCACCATCATCAGTTGCGGTTGATTCCGTTGTATCAGCAATCGTGACAATACCAACCGGAAAAGAAGGAGCACCCGTTCCATCTTCACTTTTAAGTTCGTTAACCCTAATTTCAGACATTGGTTTCTAAATTCCTTTCTATGTTTTATTTATCAAAATACATTAAGCACATTCATCACAAAGGTAGTTCCTGTACTTACCGTCAAAGTTGATCCAGTACCCATATGAATACTACCAAATCTAGTAAAAGTTACATTACCATTCCCACTTGAACCTGTAATCTGAACAGATGTTCCAGCACCAACGGGTAATATTTCAGGAGTTTGGAATATATTACTTAAAAAATCAGCACTGTTAGAAGAAAGTGCAGTTGCAAATCCACTGATTCCAGTTAATGCAGAACCATCACCTTCAAAACTACCTGATGTAGTAACACCAATAACATTAAGTTGAGTAGCATTAATAAAACCAGTATTAGCAACACCAGTTAATGCAGATCCATCACCATCAAATGACTGGGCAGTAATAACCCCTGTCATTCCATTCATGGTAATAGCAATACCAACCTGCAATGTATTCTGAGGATTGGTAGTTCCAATACCTATTCGATCATTTGCATTATCAATTTGTAATACGGCACCTGCGGTTCCTATACCCGAACCAAAATCAGCTAACCTACTTGCATTGGTAATCGCCATTCTACGATATCGTTTCTAAGTATTTATGATAATAAAAAAGGGAGGTTAGACCTCCCTGTATCTTATGATGTGATAAGATTCCATGCTGTTGACGGATCTGCGTTATAATCAGTTTCGTTCCATACGTAAGATTTACCTGCCTCCATCTCTGCATCTGTTAATGCCGGAGCATCTCCTGGATTAGCAGGTGGATACCACTGTGCTGTATTAACTCCCACACTCCATGATGGATGAGTATTAACTCCAATGAATATATCTGTTGATGCCACTCCAAGAGTAGCAACATTCTCTGCATAGGTCATCCCTATACCCGCATAATTACCTCTCATATTATTATTGTAAGAGGTTTGCTTCCAGTTTGTATTAGCACCTAATAGTTTCTGACAGAAAGCAACGCCAATACTTTCTACCTCGGTTCCGCTATTATCTTTAATGTCATCATTACTCACAACGATGACTTGCTCAACAACATTGTTAGCGTCTAGTTTTGCAAAGTGAGCCATGTTTGTATTTAAGTCCTAGTTTACTTTTATTTAGGATTATACATCCATATTGGTTTTTTAGGTTGAGGTTTTATACTGCGTATCTATCTATCACGCACTCGGATAAGCAACATATACTCTTCCCTTAGATCCATCACCACCTGGTCTTTCACCAGGCATTCCTCCACCGCCACCACCGCCACCGACTCCATTAGCATTTTCTCCTGGGGCATTTAGACCACCAGGACCACCACCGCCAGTAGGACCATCATATCCAGCACCTATACCAGCTGGAGGGTTGCTACTATATGCTCCTCCACCTCCACCACCACCATAATAAATGGCACTTCCACTTATACTATAAGAGATTCCTTCACCACCAGGTGTTGCATTATTTGGATTGGAAGCAATAGGACCAACTCCACCAGCAGCACCGCCAGCACCTCCACCACCAGCACCAGCTGATCCAGTGTCATTATCACCACCATCCTGACCAAATCCCACAGGAGGGGAACTGGCAGTTGGACTTGAAGGCCAAGAAGCCCCAGTAGAAGAAGTAGCATCATTAGGACATAAATCACTAGCAGCTCCACCAGTACAACCCCCTCCGGGTAGTGTACCTGTAGCACGAGTCGATCCACCGCCGCCGCCACCTTCAATTGTCAATGGTCCAAAGACAGCATCTCCTCCTTTTGATCCGTGACTAGCATTGCTAGTGGAACCTTCTCCACCCTCTGGAAGGGTAACCGTATAAGTAGTACCCAGAGAAAGAGAATATGTAGTATCATAATATACAGCACCGCCGCCTCCGCCGCCGCCGCCGCCGTCACCAGGATTACAAAATCCGCCCCCTCCACCAGGAGCGCATACTAAAAGCTCCACTTGAGTTATGGGACTACCTGCAGGATTCACTGCCAGGGTAGGAACAACCAAAGATCCTGAAGAAGTAAATTCATGAACCCTGTATCCACTCCGACTAGGAGCAGGTAATACTGTACCACCAGTTATTGGGCTAGGTGACGGCGGTGGTGGTGTACGTCGGAAGTATCTACTATTTAATTGCCCATCTAATGCAGCACCACCCTCCTTACTGCCAGCTAAATCTTTCCCTCTTCCAACCCGAAGAAGACTACCTAAACTTTTACCTAAAGTACTTCTAAGAGGAGCCATCGATTACGCCTCCTTATCGCCAGTAATTAAGAAATTAATAGTAGTTAAACCTGTTCCTACTTGTATTGTATCTCCTGTCGAATCAATAACAATAGGATATGAAGGTTCTATTAATACTGTCTCTCCTGCATATACATCTACATTAAAAATCTGATTAGTAGTATTTGCTGTTCCCGCACTTCCTCCACTATTAGGAACCATATAAACCTGAGCAGTTCCTGAAGAAATCCCAGCATAAGGAGCATAAGCCATTATTGACTTCACATACACCTTCTTATTACCTGCCACCGTTACACCAGCAACAGTATTACCCAATCCTAGGGTAATAACATCAGTTAGTTTTCCTCTTTCCAGTGCCATGATTTCTTTTTTTAGTTATTTATGTTATTAAGAGCCAAACAGCCAAGCGTCTTCTTGACTCCATCCAGCAGTAACAGTAGACAGTCCAGCAGCAGGAGTAGTTACAGAATCAAATCCTGCAAAATTAATCGCAGTAATTGCACTTCCCACCGAACTTCCATCCGCTGATAATTCAACACCAGATACAACACCAGTTAAATTAGAACCATCACCACTAAACTCACTAGCAGTTACTATACCAGCAAACACTGCATTACCATCACTCAGTATAGTGGCAGCAATACCAATCGCTGATGGATTACCTACCTTAATACAAGTTCCAGCAGTTACAATTCCTGTAAAAGAAGCAGCTCCAATATCACCAGTACCAAGAGTTATACCAATACCAGTGGCATCTTGATCATTACCAATCTTAATTCCACTTCTTGCAGTAATTAAACCAATAACATCTTGATTGGTTACATCTTCATAAGTTAATGTACCACCAATCGTTACATTACCACTAAAATATCCCTCAGTAGAAGTTGTAACACCAGTTACAATGACACCTTTATCCAACGAAGGTGCTATACCTTCTCGGCTTCTAATGGTATCGACATTAATCTGGGACATGTTATTACTTTTTAGTTATTTATCTTTATATCAAACCTGATAACGAATTAAAACACACCCTGCACCACCGGCACCGCCAGTAGCACCATTATCCACATTACAAGAAGAACGAGGAGGAGGTCCAAGACCACCACTGCCTCCACCGCCACCACCAGTATAATCTACACCAGCAGATCCAGCAGTTCCTGGATGAGGTCCAGGTCCACCATCTCCACCTCCACCAGTTCCACCTTCACCACCAGCAGGAGCACTACCAGAACCACCAGCACCACCACCTCCTCCATAAAGACCCGTTGGTCCTGTTGCACTTATAAAGTCGGTAGGCATTCCTGTTAGTAAAGGTCCAGCAAATCCAGGGAAAGGTTGTCCCGCACCACCATCTCTTGGACCACCCGCAGCATTAGCACCACCGCCTCCACCAGCTTGACCATTGCTTGCCCAAGTACCATCATTTCCATATCCTGTTGCACTATTAGCAGGTGTTTGAGTTCCTTCACCCCCTACGGAAGGAGTAGGATTTTCGTTTCCTGTTGCACCACCTGATCCACCAGGCATTCCGTTTCCTGCTAAGGGGCCACATGTAGGAGGAGCATTACCTTGGACTAAAGTTGCAAGACAAGGGTTGGTAGGGTCAAAATATGCAGCATTTCTGCCGGATGGAAAACCTCCTCCTCCACCTTCACCAGTCCACTGTGCGGTTGGGTCTCCTGGAAGTCCCAAATATGTGTCACCACCTGCACCAGCATAAGTTCCTTGACCATCATCAGCATTTAATCCTGGTGCTCCTGCTGAACCAATTGTTACTGTATAAGTTCCCTCACTTAAAGTTAGTTCAGATCCATGCAATATTCCTCCGGCACCTCCACCACCTCCATGTTGTTGAGCACCACCGCCACCACCACCAATGACTAAGAAATCAGCAGATCCTCCTGCAGCTACTACAAAAGATCCACTAGCAGTAAAAGCATGATACTTATATCCATTTCCAGGTTCTAATCCATCTATATTACCTCCTGATGCAACGAATCCAGCAGAACCAGTATTCACCAAACTCGTAGCACCACCACCCAATCCTATTATAGTAGGTAATGGTTTTTCTTTCTTATGCCACTGATTACCAAACATCAATCAATTCTCCTTACGAAGTCTTCACTTGATTAGCAATAACTATAAATGTTTCATCCCCCGTCTTCATTATATTAAAACTATAAGTATCTACTCCACTTCCTCCACCATCAGTAGGAACACTACCCCCTACCCAATGAGTTGTAATTCCAACTCCTTTTCCATCAATAGATATCTTATCTACAAAAGCAGTTGAAGCATTAACGGCAGTTAAAGCAGTAACGTTCATTACCTGATTATCAGCCATGTCAGTGTTTATGCCCGTATTAGACATAATATTAAGAGTATTATTAGTTCCTGCTAAATTAGCAGAACTAAAATGGAAATTACTATTAGATATATTAAGATCACTACTGCTACTATATGCAGTGGTAGTAGAAGTCATTCCTTCTACTAAAGTTCCTTCTAAAAGGGTACCAGATCCACTATTACCAACATATATTTTACCACCCATGTTTGCGTGAGCAGTACATTGATAATAAAGAAGACTAGGAGAATCAAACTGTACATCCCATATTAAAGTTGTTCCATCACCAGCATCATTATTAGTAATACCATCATTATATTGAGTTCCAGTTGAACCATTAGGGGTACTTTGAATTCTAAATGGATGTCCACCTGATGAATTCTTAAAGTTATATTTCTCTCCTCTTGTCACATAAATGCTAGGATCATTTTCTGCACCAGTTAATCCAGGTCCAGTAAAAGTATAATTTGATGTACCATCCGCACCTAAAACCCATTCATTCGTTGCGCCACTGAAACTAGAAGCAGTTACAATACCAGCAAAAACTGCATTACCAGTATTTAATATAGTAGCACCAATACCTGTTCCTGATCCTTGTGTTGTTCCTGCATAGAATCCTACCCTACCAGTTACAATACCAACAGAATCAATATTAGTTACATCTTCATAGGTTAATGTACCACCAACTGTTACGTTACCAGTAACATTAAGACTCTTTGCTATTCCTACACCACCACTAATTACTAATGCACCAGTAGTAGCCGAAGTAGATTCCGTAGTATTAGTAATAGATGCTATACCACTAAGGTAAATTTGACCTGCACCCGTTAATCCATAACCAACAGGAATTTCTGCACCATAAGGTAATTGTGGAGCACCACTTCCTGCATTATTTACAAACTGACCTGCACGGACTCTACCACCCGCACCACTCATGTTTGAAATTCCAGCAGTTGATAATCCCAATACATCCGGAACAAAATCATCACCATCGGCAACAATTAAATCGCAATTTTCAGTAACATCAATATCAGTATATTGAGTATATGCAACATTAGTACTGGCCGGAGTAACAACAGTAGTAGTACTTCCAATACCTAAAACAGCATTAGTATAGTAAATTAAATTATTTGCTTCCGTCTTAGTGCTACTAATCGCTGTTCCTAATCCCGCACTGGCTACATTTTCTAAGTTAGCACCATCACCATAATATGCAGTAGCACTAATAATACCACTCGCACTACCCATTGTGATAGCAGAACCAACCTGAAGCTCACCAACAGGAGAAGTAGATACAATACCAACTTTTAAATTGGCGGTATCAACCGTTAATGCGTTTTGATTACCTAAATTACCTAGTTCTCTTGCTGCTGACATTTTATCTTACTTTTTAATTATTTAGTGATTAGGGTTAAGGAGTTAAATATCTGATAATAACAATACCCTTGGCACCACGAGTAGCAGTATCACCTCCACATCCACCACCACCAGTATAATCCGTGGCAGCTCCACTCGGTCCTGCACCACCTCCACCTTCTGCTGGTGCGGGACCAGGTGATCCACATCCTCCACCAGCATACTTACCAGTTGGTCCAGTCGCATTCTTCCAACCTGTAGGCATTGGAGCAAAAACAGGTAACGGGCCAGCAAATCCAGGCCAGGGTTGAGCTGGACCTCCACCTTGTGGAGTTCCACTTGGTCCCTGACCACCTGATCCACCTCCACCATTAGCAGGGCCAGGATTGCAACCTCCCCTATTACCGTATTGATTATATCCTGGGGGAAGGCCAGGTTGACCCTGTGTTGGTTGGGTTGCAGTTGGTCCAGTTGGATCAGGTCCACCTGGATAAGAGTTTCCTCCACCTGATCCACCAGCACTTCCTGACTGACTATCAGCACCACCACCAGCACCGCCACCATTTGTAACGATAGTCCAATTACCGCCCCAATCTACAGTACTATTATTTCCATTTGATCTTTTTCCACAAGGACTTCCAGAAGGAGTTGTACCTGTATCATCTGCCGCATCAACAGTAAAACTGATAGGATCGCTCGGTATAGAAATTCCTGGATGGTGTAAAATACCACCTCCACCTCCACCACCACCACCACAAACTCCACCATCACCACCACCAGCAACAACGAAAAATTCTACATTTGTTCCAGTTGGAGGACCCCCAACAGTGGTAAAATTAGTTGTACCAGGCCCACCAAAGAAAACATGATAAGTATAACCATTAGGATCAGGAGAAGCATCAATATCCCCCCCACTAGCACTAAAGGTTCCGGGAATTCCTGCACCCATTGGACCGACACCCCCACCCATCCCAGTGAGTCCTAAAAAGGGTTTTTCTTTTTTAAACCAAGAATTGTTCAGCATCACTTAACCCCCTTACGAAGTCTTAGTCTGATTACCAACTACATGATAAGTGGCATTCCCAGTCTTAACAATATTAAAACTATACATATCTAATCCACTACCTCCCCCATCACTCGGAGCACTACCTCCATTCCACCATACAGGAGTAGTTACTCCATCAATCTTCAATGCGTTTACATAAGAACTAGTGCTATTTACTGATGTGATTCCAGTAACAGTTAACATCTGTCCTACTGCCATATCAGTGTTAATACCAGTAGTAGATATAATATTTAAAGTATTAGTTGTTCCCCCTAAGTTTGCTGAATTAAATATAACATTACCACCAGTTATATCAAGATCACCATCACTGTTCCATGCAGTAGCAACTGAACTAAATGATTCTACTAGAATTCCTTCGGCATATAGTCCTCGCGCAGGACCAGTTACCGCAACCCCAGTATGTAATGTATTAATAGTACCAATACCAGCAAATATAGCATTACCAGTATTATGCATACTAATACCAGCACCAGCACCCGATCCTTCGGTACTACCTACATATAAAGATTGTCTATAAGTTGCAATTCCTAGAACATCTTGATTAGTTACATCTTCATAAGTAAGAGTTCCACCAACTGTTACATTTCCGCCTACATTAAGACTCTTTGCTATCCCTACACCACCGGATATTACCAATGCACCAGAAGTAGTAGAAGAAGATTCTGTGGTGGCAGTCAGAGTACCACCAACACCAGTTATATTTCTAATAGTAAGATCACCAGCAGCTGCAGATATATTTCCTAGATCAACATCGGGAGTACCCGTTAATCCAGTTGCAGTTCCAGTGACATTCCCTACAAAACTACCAGCAGTGGCAACCCCACTAATATTGATTCCACCTGCACCTGTTATTCCATAACCAACAGGTACTTCTGCACCATATGTTAAACTCGGAGCACCTGTCGCTGCTCTATCGACAAGTTTGTCTGCGCGAACTCTTGACATTATTCTAGAATTACCTTTCTAGTTATTTATCATTCTTTATTTATCGACTGATGACTTGGCAATTCAGGTAATAAATCAAACACCACAACAGTTCTCTGCTTTCTGGTCTTATTAGGATGAACAAAATGTAATGCCCATGAAGGAGCAATAAAAAGTGTTCCCTCTTTTACATTAGGAACATATGCAAGAGAAGTTGTATCAGTTCGTGGATCTTGCCAAGGTGCTACAAAGCAAGTTGGAGTATGAACTTTTGGATCATACTCCACATATAATATTCCAGAGAATCCCCATCCTCTATGATTATGAACCGTCTGTTGATCTCCTTTCTGATATTTAACTGACCATGCATCAGTCATAGAACAAGTAACTTTTGCTTCCTTACAAAACTCAGATAGTTCAGGTTTTAGAAAATCCTCAAAATATCTAACATATGATTTTCCACATGTCTGTCTATCAGTCTCAAAAGTTTGGAGTTCAGTGCGTATAAACTTACTCTTATTAATTCTACTGAGTAGTCCTTTCTTCTTAAACTCCCAATCACTTATCTCATACTGATAAGAAGGAAATTCAAAAAGAGGTGCCTTCATCTTGATCTATCCCATGCACAATGAGCTCGTTGTCCATCTTGTAAAACATAATGGAAAAAGATTTGATGATAATATTGTTCCTGTTGGGGTTTTTTACCAAACAATTTCTTACTTTTCTTCCCTAATGGAGTACCAGGCATCGGATCTCTCCAATGAGGACGTTCACATCCTTTATATACCATCCCATCACCAGGATCAAGAACCAGAGCACGTTCTTCACCAGGAACTAATACAGCAGTTTTCTTTTTATCAGTATAGGTATCGGGAGTTTTAATCTTTACCTCCCATTCTTTTAAGTTATCAGGAAGATTAGTGCTAACGTGAATAGTAACCGAAATCTCACAAGCATCTCTATCAGCATGTTTATGTAAAGGTTGACCAGGAAAATAAAACCTATCATAGTAATAGGTATTATAAAGTTTTCTTCCCAATGTTTTCTCTAACTTCTTACGCACACCACTATGAATTTTACGATACTGTGGATGCCAATACCTTGCAACTGAACCTTCTACCTGATTTTCAACAGGAGTATGGTTAAAATGCTCTGGATTATCATCCCAATAATTTAACTGTCCACGTAATTCTGGAACAGGATGATAAAGTTCTTCTGGATCCCATAAATCTTTTACTACCAGATAACCATCCTTATCAAACTGTTTATTACGAGTCCATGCAGTTCCACTGTTGTGCTTCTCCTGAAACATTATCTGCTGTTCTGTCATACATTCTGCCATGACTTACCTCCTATTTCCAACGAGGGCCGACAGTCCATCCAACGATAGACTTACGGGTTCCTTTCGTTACCTTATTAACTCTATGTTGAGTACGAGAGTCAAATAATACTATACATCCCTTCTTACGAGGAACAATATAACTATTACCTGATTCATCCAACAATTGAACGTTACCACCTTCATAGTCATCAGGATCAGAGAGTTGCATGGCAAAAGATAATTTCCTCACCATCTCTACATTTTCATTTACAAAATCTTGTCCTAATCCCTCTGTACGATTACCTACCGATACTGGTTTATATTGTGTGGCTAATCCTGCATCATTGTGCCATCCATAGAATTGACCTTCTTGATATCGAGTATATTGCATACTTTCACCATCAATACATCGCAAATCATAAAGAAAATTTTCTCTATTTGCTCTTTGTATATAATGCCAAATAAATCCACCTACCCAATGAGTTGTAGGTATCCATGCATTCTGTGAATTTCTTTTCTCTTTATTTAATGCATCTCCATGTAACTTGGAGTCTGCCATCTGTGGATCAAAATTTTCTGTTAAATCTTCTTCGATTAAATTTACGACCTTATCTGGTAGGTCAGTAAAATACCATATACTCTGATATGCCATAAACCTATGATGTATTCAGTGATATTATATAGGAGAGTTTTTAGATTGTCAATTACCTTTCTAGTTATTTATCATTCTTTATTTATCGACTGATTAAGAAGCATCAATAATCTGCTGAATCTTCTCTATGGCACCAATAGTTCTAAGATAATATTCCACATGACGATTATCCGGATTAGATCTAAATTGAGCAAGTAAAGTAGACAAATTAGGATTCGCTTCACAATGCCCTTTAATTTCAGTCAGTGTGGTTACCATGGCAGAGTCAGTAGTAATATTAACACCTGCCGCCGCATTAGGATCAGCCATTTTAGTCTTTTTTTATATATTTATTTAGTTCCAAAAATTAAAATTAAAAGATATAATGGTTTTCATTGAATCACTCTGATTGGGAGGTGCTCGATGTACTAAAAAACTAGGAAAAGCAAGAACATCTCCCTCTTTTATATCAAACTCGCATATATCATTAGTAAAAGGATCAATATATTGGGTTTTAGGAGTATCTAAAGGCATATCAAGATAATAAACTCCACTATACTGACAATCATGAACATGCCATCCATGATATTGCTCTTTTTGATATTGTTGATAGAAAAAACATCTTATCTCAACATCTTTATAATGTGTAGAGATTTTTGCAAAATCTATTAAACAATCTTTAATACGAGGTCTAATAGAATCCAAATAAGGTCGAGGATGATCTCTACTTAATTCATAGTCACTTCTAATATCTAAAGTATTTTTTTTAATATATGCTACAGAATACTTATCAATTAATTCTAAAATTTGACTTTTATATTCCTTATGTCCTATAATAGGCTTTTTAAAGACAGGAATTTTAAGAGGATTATACATGAATTATTTCACTCCCTTTACGGTTCCTATTTTTTATGAAGATTGTTCTTTCATCGAAAAAGATAATTTAATAGAAAGTTTAACACAAAAAATTAAAAATAACAACGATAACTTAAAACAAGTACTGGATATACAAGATTTTTTATTTGCTAAAAATTTTATTTCATTTATAGAAACAAAATTTAAAGAAGTATTTTATAATCATTTAAACCATACCACCAATACTACACCTTTCTTGGTATCAAGTTGGTATAATTACTATGAAAAAGGAGGAGAAATCCCCACACATTCTCATAAAAATTCCTTCTACTCTGGTATATATTATCCTTATGGAAATAATAAATCCCCGATATTCTTTGAGAATCCCCTAGAACAATCCCTTATAATATATCCCGAAGTAAAAGATCATAATAACTTTAATTATATTACCTTTAAAGTATCTTGTCCTCAGGAAACCATTTTATTTTTTCCCTCATATTTAAGACATTATACAATGGCAGGATCCGGAATTAAACATTCAATCTCATTCAACTTCTTTATTGAAGGATCTTTAAATGCAAAGACAAAATCTAATTTTAAAATTAAAGTATCCCGTTACTAAATTGGTTTCTGCACTCCAACTGGAACTACAGTAATCGCTCCAGCACCACCATTTCCAGCTCTATTAGGATTAGGAGCACTAGCAGGAGTAGGACCACCTCCACCACCTGTTCCACCATCAACGCTAACAGTTCCATTATTAGTATAGGTTCCACCATGACAGATTATAATTCTCCCACCGCCGGCTCCACCACCACCGCCACCATTTGAACCTGCACCCGGAGGAGCAGCATTACCACCCTCACCACCACGAGCCTTTATTGCTCCCGTAGGACCTATATCTATATTTCCTTGTACGAATAAACATATTAATCCACCAGCACCGCCTCCGTCAAGACCATTTCCATCAGGATCAGGTGCGCCTTCTCCCGCCGGAGATCCTGCTCCTCCGCCACCACCTACTCTACCCCCTTCAGGTCCAGAACCACCATTGCCTCCACCAGTAGTATTAGTAGGGGGAGCAGATTCTCCAGCTATACCATAACCGCCAGCACCTGCACCGCCGCCGCCACCGCCGCCACACCAAGCATATCCGGCACCACCAGTACCACCACCAGCAAAACCAGTACCACCGCCACCACCACCAGTTGCGCCCTCTCCAGGACCATCACCACCATCTCTCTCACTTCTCGCAGGCCAACCACCAGAATTGCCACTAGCGTTATTTCCCCCAGTACCACCTGTAACTATGGATTGAACTGTAGTTATTTCAGGTTCATTATATGCAGCCGGATTATCCATCGCTGCGGCAGCTGGTCCTAAAACTGCTAAAGGTACATCTGGTTGACTAAGAGGTCCTCCTGTTGATCCAGGTGCATACCAAACCCATCTTAAACCATTAGGTGATATTGCTCCTCCTGGTGTAGGTGCGTTCATTGCGGCACCTTTTTCATCCATGGATAATGTACCATTTATAGTACAATTTCCTGTACAATAGAGTATAAGACCTTTACATTTATTATCTACGGTTACTGTATCACCACTATTAATGGTAATACTACTATACTGTTTAACGATAGCATCACCATCAGTAGTAGCAGGAAAAGTTACATTAGCCATTTATCTATCCTCCTATGTATTAAGGTCACCATCAGACCCATCGCCAAAATTATTCATCTCAGGTTGTTGGGGAAGATATACCTCACCTCTATCGAAGTTGGTATTATAATACTTATCAGCATGTCCATCCATCCATTGAGTACTATTTACACCCGTAGGTCCTGCATTTTTACTAGTAGTTCTAACTCCCATGTTTAATTACCTCAACCCGGAATGTCAGTATCGCCAAGAATCTGATAATTTACTACACTTCCTATACCACTTCCTGATATATTAGACACACTTACCTCTACAACAATAGATTCACGATCTACTAATACAATAGGATAATTAGGTTCAAAGAAAAATGTCTCAGCTTCACTAAGATCTACTTTTGTCAATCTATAATCAGTCGTTGCATATGATAAAGCCTCAGGTCTTGCTGCACCAGCAGGATATATGAATAAAGAAGAAGTACAAGTATTTAATCCAGTATTGTGCATCATCACCCCACGTAGATATGTGGTGGATGCAACACCAACAGGACCAGTACAATCAGTAACACCAACGGTAAAAATACCAACCGTAGCAATACCAGTAACAGATTGGATGTCTAATAGTTTAGTTCTTTTGAGTCCCATGGTTGATATACTTTAGAGTTATTTAGTTAAACAAAGCTGCATCAAGTTCAGTGAACCCCGCAGGTAATCCAGTAAGTCCGGCACCATCTCCTTCAAATGCATTTGCAGTAACTGTTCCACTATAAGATCCAGTTGTTGCAGTTATAACACCAGAGACAGCATCAACACCGGCAACACTAATAGTAACCCCAGAACCAACTGTGGTTACACCAATAACTTCTAGATTATATGCAGTGGCAAGACCGGTTACTCCCAGAGTTCCAACGGTTGCAATACCAATAACTTCTAGATTATATGCAGTAGCAACACCAGTTACTCCAAGAGTTCCAACAGTTGCAATACCACTTACATCTAAATTAACAGCAGTTGCTTCATCATATACTAAATCCCCAGTAACATTTAAGTTACCTTCTACTGCTAGATCCTGTGTAACTGTACCGTAACCAACGATAATCAGGCTATCAGTAACAGAAACTGCCGTCCCAGTATTCCTTGATTTAAGTTTATCAGCAATAAGTGTTGACATTTAGAGATCTCCTATTTGTAGAACGTCAACAATCATAGTCTTACCAGATCCAACTGTGACTGCTATACCACTTGCAATATTAATTTGAGGAATAACAGATACAATATAAGTATCAGATGTACCAGCAGAAGTATCATCTAACATTAAATCTTCACCAACTGTTACCTCAGGATCAATATAACTGAAAGGGGTAGCAGTTCCATCGGTGTAATTAATAGCAGTTCCTATACCACCGCCACCAGATCCTGAAATACTAACATCAAGAGTACCATCACCTTTATCAATAACAGTATTACCTGTACCAATAAAGTTGACTGTTCGAGCAACACCAATAGCAGTTCCACCCGACTGAATACCAATCTGTGAACCAGTAACTCCACCAGTAACTACTAATGCACCATCAATTGTTTGAGTAGTAGCATTGGCATTAATGGCATCAGCAATATTAAAAGAATCAAAAATCTGAAATTCAAGTGTATCAGCAACTGATGCACCTGAAACTAATGTTACTGTGGAACCATCTCTTGCAGTAAAATCTTGTCCATCAACCAGACGAGTACCATTACGAAAAACAGCAAGCTCATTGATCCGATATCCACCAGTAACAGTAAAACTAGTCTGTCCTTCGGTTTCACATGTAACACTAATACTCTTAGAAGCAATATTAGCAGTTAATGTTATCGGTCTTCCTATACCCATCTGATTACTTTTTAGTTATTTATTAGATTATGCAGGATATGCTATAAGAACAATTCCCGATCCACCTTTTCCGGCATTGAACCCTGCAGGTCCGTCGGATGCAGGTGGTTGTTGTCCGCCTCCACCAGAACCACTATTCACCCCACCTGATCCAGCTGTTGTTGCTTGAATACCACCCTTACCAGCACCAGCCCAATCACCAGTTCCTTTATCATATGGAGCACCACTTCCTCCACCTTCACCACCATTTGGAGGACCTCCAAGACCAGCACCACCACCACCACCAGCTAACCAATAGGATGAAGGACCAGGACCAGGATATCCTACAGTTGACTCAGGATTATGGAAAGTGGTTGGTAACTGTACACCTAGACCACCAGTACCACCACCAGTAGGAGCACCATTTGATCCTTCACCGCCAGCACCACCGCCTCCACCGCCACCTGTATTATCGGCAGGAGAACCAGTACCACCAGGAAAACCCCAACCATTAGCAGGACTAACTCCGGGAGTTCCTGGGAATGGATCAGCACTAGTGGCTCCTGCAGTTCTTCCGCCACCACCATCGTTAGGACCACCAGCACCACCACCAGAACCACCATGTGGACCTGGTGCATTATTGTTTAAATAACCGCCACCACCGCCACCACCAGCAGTAACAGTTCCTGGTGGAAATACTCCCGATGAACTACTACCTTCAATACCAGCGGATCGTGGGATATATCCTGCTCTACCGCCACCACCAACAGTTATAGCCATTGGAGTTGCAGTAGGAGTACTAATTGCAATAGATTTTTCTTGCCAACAACCAGCACCGCCAGCACCACCTTGATCTTCACCACCGCCGCCACCACCACCAATGATAACTACTTCACAAGTCTCATTAAATCCTGCATCAGTAGTAAATGTACCTGAAGTTACAAAAGTGTGAATTACTTTACTATTATAAAAACTTATTTCCCCACCACTTGCTTTTGCTGTTCCAGTAGACGATGCAATTGGATAACGAAGAACAACTATACCAGATCCACCGGCACCACCAAATCCAGTATTTCCACCACTTCCTCCACCACCAGAACCAGTAGATTCAGTAGCATCAGTTGCATCTACAGAAGCAGGAGTACCTGGTGGTCCATTACCCCCAACACCGCCACCACCAGGTCCACCAGCCCCACCAGTTCCAGTAGGAGGAGATCCGCTACCTGGTTTCCAAGTACCGCCACCACCTCCACCTGCTCTAGTGATTGAAGTACCAGTGATAGTAGAAGCCTTTCCATCACCACCAGTAGAACCTTCAATTGTATTATCTGTATTACTTGCTCCTACTGAACCAGCACCACCACCACCTGATCCATTATGAAGTGTTCCATGTGCCTGATTTCCTCTTGTACCACCATCATATCCTTGATTCGCTGTTCCTTCACCACCTGCAAATGGACCAGTAGTTCCTGGATGAGTGTTAGCAGCACCACCCCCAGATCCACCATCCCGTCCTAATACTATTGTAGCCGGAGGAGAAGGAGAATAATATGTTCCACCTCCACCTCCCCCAACTGCACTCATATAAGTGGGATCAGGAGAACTTACAGGTGCAGGAAAAAAAGCAGTATCGGATCCATCATTTCCAATTCCTAAAGGTCCCTGAGGGTCATCATCACCGCCAGCTCCACCAGCACCAATAGTTACTGTATAAGTTCCAACAGCAGCACCATATTTGGATTCTGCAGTAGGAGATGGACCTCCAGGTCCTTCAGGTGTACTAGCTCTATATCCACCAGCACCACCTCCACCTGCTTCATAAGCTCCTCCTCCACCGCCACCGCCAGCGATAATTAAATAATCTAAATTAGCACCTGCTGGATCCCTACTCCCAATCTTACTTACTACAAAACTACCAGATGCCGTAAAAGTATGAGTTCTATAAACTGCACCAGGACCTGGATCCACATATTCACCAATTATTCCTCCGGTAGCCTCCATAGCTCCAGAAAGACCAGGATCTCCCACCATCCCAAATGCTTGGTGTAAATACCAATGGTCATTCTTACTTAATGATCCACCATATTTACTATTTGCTACATTTCCCGGTGCTGCTCCTGTTCCTTTAGCTGCTGCACCCTTTCGCTTTCCTATCGTCATCGGGTTGCCCTCCTATCAGCTAATGTCTTCATAGGAACAAACAACATCTATATCCCCCGCATTTGATTGTGCGCGAACACCTATCTGGGTATCTTCTTCTAAATAAATTGAATTACTCTTATCAATAACAGCCAACGAAGAATAAAGAGGAACAGTCATTGTCGTTGCTAATGAAACTGTACTTCCTGCTCCCCCATGAGCACTAGCAGTATCATACAAATATACCGAAACTCCTGTAGTATCTCCTATTGCTGTTGCAACCAATGAATTAATCTTTAATACTTTACCACTTGCAGCGGCATTTGTAACAACCGTACTTATTCCTGCACCAAGAATGTCAGTGCTGATACCAGCTATCCTGGTAGTAATACCAGTGATGGTCGCTACATTTACTATATTTGGTGCAGCCATGTCCTAAAAAGTCCTCTTCTTGTTTATTTATCCAAATACCATTGCCATAGCAATAGCTTTACCAGTTGATGCTTTGGCTGCTAATTCAGTAGCCACTTCAGTTGAACCAGCACCTACCTTAATAGTTACCGATTCATAAGCAGTTAAAATACCAACCGTGGTAATACCAGCAAGGTGAACACTATCATCAGTAAATCTTGCAACACTAGCAGTACCTGCATTGTCACGAATGTCTACTGCACTACCATAGATGCGTAAATCACCACTTCCTTGATCTCTAATGTAACTATGAGCACCAGCATCATGCCATAGTTGAAGATCACCGAAAGCACCTCCTGTATTTCCGAAATGTAATTTCTTATCATCTGGGACCCGGATATTATCATGGAAAGTAGAAACACCAGCAACTTCAAATTGAGAAGCACTAGCAATTCCTAATGTAGCAATCCCAGAGACATTAATACCCTTCGAGGCACTAAAAGCACCCGAATCGTCCTTATTTACAATATCGTCTACTAATAACTGGGACATTTGTTTACACTTAGTTTAGTTATTTATAATCAATTTGAATATCGAATAACTACAATACCAGAACCACCAGAACCACCAGTTGCTCCATATCCCGAAGAACCACCACCGCCTCCACCAGTTCCATATATTGCTGCACCACCATTAGTGCCCGGATTACTACCAGAGGCACCATCACCGCCACCACCTGGTCCACCAGGTTGTTGGTTTCCACTTCCTTCACTTCCTCGCCCACCTCCACCTCCAAACAGACCAGTGGGTCCAACAGCTGACTCAAATGCCGCTTGTTCTGGTGAAGGAACTCCTGGACTTATTACAGGAGCAGGGAAGTTAGTAAATGGTTCTCCATTTCCTCCTTTTCCTTCTGTTGGTGATGTGTTACCGGCACCACCACCACCTCCAGCATTATAAGTTGGTGCGCCAGTAGCATCCTGACCCGCATTTCCATATCCAGTTGCACCATTCATCGGAGTCTGTGTTGCGGCACCACCAGGTTTACCTGGTTCATCACCACTACTACCACCAGATCCACCAGGTAATCCAGCACCTTGATATGGGTCAGATGTTGGGGGAGCATTTTGATAAACGAGTGGTTGAGTTCCACTAGATCCGCTTCTTCCTAATGGGAATGCACCACCACCACCATCAGCAGTTAGTCCAGCTGGAGAAGATGGAGGTCCAAAGTATGAATTGCCACCACTTGCACTATATGTTGCCGTTCCATTACCAGGTCCAGGTCCAGACAAAGCACCTGCTCCACCATCTCCTACAGTTACAGGATAAGTTCCTGCAGAAACGCTGAGTGCTGGATGATGAAGAACACCACCAGCACCACCACCAGCACCATGTTGAGTTGCACCTCCCCCACCTCCAGCGACCACCAATATCTCTACACTTTTAGATCCACTGCTTACTACAAAGTTATC